TTTGGATTCGCCGCTTGGTATTTCTGTATACGCAAACAGTATTGACCAATTAAAAGGATGCGATCTCGTGTACGATAGTTATATGAACGAGTATGTGCTCGGAAGAAAGAGAATCCTTGTCCCGATAACGATGGCGAAAATGCAGATGCAAAAGGATGGACAGACCAATCCGGTATTTGATCCAAACGATACGGTTTATTATCAGATGCCAAATGATAGAGATTCTGATTTGAAGTTAACAGAGGTTGACATGTCAATTCGAGCAACAGAGCATGAACAAGGAATACAGAGATGCTTAGATATACTCAGCCTAAAGTGTGGCATGGGCACTGGTAGATATCAGTTCAACTCTTCCGGGGTAAAAACGGCAACCGAAGTTATCAGCGATAAATCTGATTTATACCAGAACCGTCAGAAGAATGCTCTCATAGTAAGAGCAGCCATTATCAACATGATTCGTGCCGTATCGTTTCTGGATACCGGCGCCGAGGTAGAAGCGACCGTTAATTTTGACGACAGTATCATTGAAGACACCAATACTACGATTGACAAGAACATTAAGTTGGTGCAGGCGGGGTTGTGTTCGAAAAAAGCGGCCATTATGGAGATTAATAAATGTAGTGAAAAAGAGGCAGAAAAAGAATTAAAGCGCATTGCAGAAGATGGACAAATAACCGGGCAGGACATTGACTGGACCGGTGGGGACGAAGAAGAGAAAAAAGATGAGCCGGCAGATGATGAGGAAGATGAGGAGTAATCCAATATGACACAACTCGAAATACAACGTGTAGCGGATGGACCGACTGACTTATATCAATCCTTAGAAGAACAAATCATGGTCAATATAATTAAGCATTGCAAGGATTGGAAGCAGCCAATAGCAAGCGATGAGTGGCTGATGCGTAAGCTTGCAGAGATTGGGAAATTAAACCAAGAGAACATTCGAATCATTGCGGAAGCCACCGGACTTAATCAGAAAGCTATGGAGAATATGCTGAATGAAGTGGCGGGGAAGGTATTAGATGAAGTAGAACCGGCGCTGACAACGGTAGCAGAACAGGGTCTTGCAGGTGAAGCCGTACCAATAACACGCAGTAAGAACGTCAAGCAGGTCATGAAGACAATGCAGAGTCAAGCAAAGGACATCCTTAATGTGTGTAACAGCACCATGCTCTACAAAGCCAAAGATGCATACGAACGCTTGGTAAAGGAAGTAACCACCGGTGCAAAAGAAATTGAGAATAAGCAGAATTATCTTGATATCTTAAACGACTATACGACCTCGATGGTTACCGGTGTGGAAGCCAGACAGCAGGCATTGAGAAAATGTATTGAAGACTTTAACAAAAAAGGAATACCGGCATTTGTGGATCGACGCGGTCGGGAATGGACGCCGGAAGCATACGTTAATATGTGTATGCGTTCGACGTCGAATACCATGGCTGCCGAAATTCAGATGGCAAGGGCAGATGATTATGGGATTAACCTGGTTGAGGTTGACAGCCATTCAGGAGCCCGCCCGAAGTGTGCAAGAGATCAAGGCAAGATATTTGACCGAAACAACGCATCTGAGAAGTATCCACACTGGAATACATCAAGCTATGGAGAACCGGACGGAATTTTGGGAATAAATTGCAGACACCATATTTATCCATTCGTTGAAGGAGTGAGTATACGCAGACATTTCCCCACAGAAAACCTAAAGGCAAATGATAAACTGTATAAGCAAACCCAAGTACAGCGGGCTTTGGAAAGGGATGTACGAAAGCAGAAACGATTATGCATGATGTATGATGAGTTAGAGGATGCAGAAGGATTCGTGATGGCCTCGGTAGGGTTAAAAGAGAAAGAAACCAAGCTCACAGATTATGTTGATAAACATGAGAATTTGCACCGACGCAAAGACCGGGAGCAGGTAGTAGGATTCGACAAAGAAATCAGCGCGAAGGCAACCAAGGCCAATAAAAAACATGTTGAAAAATATAGTCGATATCATTATAATAAAAGTGGAAATATTATAGCGACGGATGATTGGAAAAAGAAAGAAAGGGTTAGTATACCAAAGAAGTACAAGCCGTATGCAGTAATAGAAACGATTGAGAATAAGAAAGGTACACAGTACACGAACAGAACTATCTATGACGAAAACGGTAGAATGAAAAAGCAAATTCATTCCGGAAACCATGCAAATCCAAAACAGCATCCGTACGGAAGCAATGGCGAGCATGCACATGATTACGAATGGGAGAATGGTGCTATCGTCAATCGTATTACCAGAGAATTAAACACTACAGAAAGAAAGGAGAACTCGGATATACTATGAATGCACAAAAACTGAAGAAAATGATATTATCGTTGGCACAAGATATAACCTTCTTGTATGAAGAAGAGTATGCATGCATTAATCCATGGAATTCCCAGAAGATTGAAGTAGGATACGGAAACAAGGTAAAAATTTATAACGACATTGACGAGGTAATGACCGATAAATTCTACCATGGGAAAGCGTTGGAAGATATTTGTGAAACACTAATAATTGAGTAGCGGCCACTGATGTAAAAGTCAGTGGTATTTTTATACCCTTTTGAGGAGGTGGTGTGATTGATTGTAGTAAGCATAACACCGAACTGTATTACGGTGGAAGGACACGCAGGATACGCGGAACCAGGTAGGGACATAGTGTGCGCCGCGGTTTCAGTATTGATACATAATTTGGTGCAAAGCATTGAAAGTCTGACTGAAGATAGTGTTAAGTTTAATATCAGACCAGGATATGCTGAAATAGTTTATAAGGATTTGTCGGTAGAGGGACGCCTCCTGATAGATTCTTTTTTTATTGGTGTAAGCGACATTGTGGCTGCTTACGCTGAGTACGTGCAAATTATATAGCGCGGTGCCGACGGGCGGTAAGCGGAATATAAACTAAACAAGGAGGTACTTATAATGAAGTACATGAATGCAAAAAGAAAATACCAGTCACTTAATTTACAGCTCTTTGCCAGTGATGGTGAAGCAGTAGGCGACAACGGAGAAGGTTCTGGAGAGGAAGACGAAGGAGATGATGAACCGGAAGACGGAGAGGAAGACGATCTGGAGGAGAAGAAATTCTCACAGAAGGATCTGGATGATGCTGTGAAGAAGCGCCTCGCAAGAGAAAAACGCAAATGGCAGCGTAATCAACAGAAGAAATCCGACGTCGAGGATAAGGCCGGCGATGGCGAAGAATCGGAGGAGTCGAAAGCGAGAAAAGCTGCTGAGAGCAGAGCAACAAAGGCAGAAGCTAGAGTGGTCTGCTATGAAGCGGGAGTTGCAAAAGACTCTGTAGATGATGCAATCGCACTTGCAAGATCGTATATGGAAAACAATGAAGAACTCGACTTGGAAGACGCTATAGAAAAAGTAGTTAAAAAATATCCTCATTTCAAAAAAGGAACTGAGGAATCGTATGAAGAAAAGAAAAGTAAATCATGGGGAGAGAGGCAGAAAGGAAGCAATCCGCAGAAAATGTCAGGTGTAGAAAAAAGATTCTACGAGCTCAATCCAGATTTGAAGTAGAAGGAGACAAGATATGATTAACAGAGAATTACAGTTACAGTTATTTGCAGGTCATGAGCCGCAGGAAAGATATTCCAACCTTGTGTTGGCAAAGTTAAGAAAAACAACAATTTTCGCAAAGTTATTTAACAACCGCTATGAAGGCACTCCAACGGCCGGCGCGGTTAAGATTCCGGTGCGAGACACGGAAGTGACCGTAGGGAAATACAACAAGGTAACAGGTGGAGAACTTACACACAGCACGACGACATACGAAACGTTAACAATTGATCAGGATATATATGTCAATGAACTGATTGACGGTTACGATGCAGCTTCTGTGCCGGACAGTTTAGTTGCAGACAGATTGGATTCCGCCGGTTATTCCATGGGCATCACCACTGATTCAGATTTAATTAATCTGCTCGTGGAAAAAGGTACTGTTTCTGCGGATACAACCGCATTAACCAAAGATACCATTTATGAATCTGTTGTAGATGAAGTTGTCGCGTTAAAGAAAAAGGGATTAAAACCTGCCGAGTTATGGCTTGCTGTTCCAAACGAGACATATGCGCTGCTTTTAAAATGTCCGGAGTTCGTCCGAGCAACAGAGCTTGGGGACAAGGTGGTAAAAGAAGGATTAGTAGGTAGAATTAACGGATTGGATGTATATGAAACTAACAACATTCCGGATGCTGCTAATGTAGAATATATCATTGGAAATACCGTATTCTGTCATTATGTAGCGGAGTGGATGGTGCCGGTAAAGGTAAATGATTTGAGAGACGCAAAACATATCGGCGCCTCTGCCGTTCAGGGACGCCGCGTATACGGACGTAAGATCACACGACCAACAACGGTTACTGTAAGAAAGAGAGCAAGCGTAGCTCAAGGGGAATAAAATGTCATATGTAGATAAAGATTATTATGATAACGTGTTTCAAGGGGAGTCGGCAGCCGTTGCCGACTTCCCGTCTTTGCTCCGACGTGCAGAGGAAATCGTTGAAGAAATGACAATGTATCGACTTAACCCGACCTCTTTTGCAAGCATGACGGAGGAGAGTCAGAAACAAATCAAGAGTGCAGTTTGTGCACAGATTGAGTATCTGGATGCAAATGGCGGCAGTGACATGGACAATGGGGCTGATTTGCAAAGTGCAGGTTTGGGCAAGTTCTCGTACACGAAAGCATCCGGCACTGATGGGAGTTCACAGCAATCCATTTATGCACCGCGCGCACGACGCATTCTTGCCCCTACAGGGCTGTTATATCGTGGAGGTGGTAGTTATTAAGGCTATACCGAAAAAGTTGCTTATCCATGACGCTAAGTTGCACAGCGTGTTATCTACGGATACCTGGGGCAAAGATACGCTGGATCAGGAGAAACAGTTGGAACACATCAGGATAGAGCCGAGTGGGAAAATTATCCGAGACAAAAATAATGCGGAAATACAGCTTGTAGCAACGTTGTTTCATGACTGCAGAAACAGCAGACCACAGAATGTAACTTACCGTATAGACGACATTATCGTTTTTAACGGACAAAAGCACAGGGTACAGTTGGTTGAGCCGCTTTTTGACGGCAAACAACTGCACCACTATGAGATTGGACTGGTGCGTTATGGCAGTGAAAGTAACATTTAACAAATCATTAGCAATCGCCAAAATACAAGGGGCAAAGGATGCAGCCCTGACGATTGCTGGCATTCAGGCTCTAAAAGACTCGAATCAGTATGTGCCACGTGATCAGAATACGTTGCGCGACAGTAGTATTACAAATAGCGATCGCGCTGCTCAAAATGGTGTATTCAAAATTCGATGGGATGAGCCGTATGCACGTTACCTATTTCATGGAGAAGTGATGCACGGAAACCCGACAAATCGTACTTACGGGCCTGAAAAGCTGAAATTCACGGAAGCGTTAGCTCGTATGGAATGGGCGAAATATGCCAAGGAGAAACATGGTAATGAGTGGAAGCAAGTGTATCAAAAAGCATTACAAAGGGGGCTGATGAATTGACACCCATAAAAGAATTAATGACTTTGCCGATAACGACAGCAGAGGAAAACTGTAAGCTGGATAATAAAATCTCACTGAAGGAACTGTCACATAAAAATAGTTTATACGCAGAGCCGGGAGAAGGATTTACAGAGGCACGATATTATGATAACAGCACCGTG